GCCGCCCAAAGGGTAGCCGCAATCTCTTATCACAGCAGTTCATTGACGGGCTGCAAGAAGATTTCAAACAGCATGGTCTTCAAGCCATTGCCGAGGTGCGTGAGAAAGACACCAGCACTTATCTGCGTGTTATCGCATCCATCGTGCCCAAAGAAATGACAATAAATGAAGGGGAGTCGGCAATTGAACGAATCCTTGACTCAATTGCTGATGAACAGCTTGCCGGATTCGTTGAAGGGGTGCGACTTCTCACCCTTGCTGCAAAAGGCGGAAACGAAACTACGCAGTCAGCAAGTGAAGCAAAGCTTCCGCCAGTTCATTGAGGAATTCTCAACCGAACCCGCGCCAGCCAAGCATCATGAACTATTGATTTCCAAGCTGCAAGATGTTGCAGACGGTAAGACAAAGCGCCTGATGGTGTTTATGCCTCCGGGCGGCGCAAAATCATACTATGCGAATGTGATGATGTCCTCATGGTATGTAGGGCGGCATCCTGGCAAGAAGCTGATTACTTCGAGCTATACGCAGGAAGTGGCTGACAAATGGGGTCGGCGTGTTCGTGGCATTGTTCGCGGTGAAAGATACAATGAGCTGTTCAATGCGGAATTGTCGCAGGACAGTCAAGCGGCTGGGCGCTGGGCGCTAAGCAATGAATCAGAATATTATGCGGTTGGTGTGGGCGGATCGGTAACTTCGTTCCGCGCTGACCTTGCCATTATGGATGATCCTGTAAAGGGTCGAGAAGAGGCAGAGTCCGAGACTGTCCGGCGCAAGCTGATTGAATGGTATAAATCGGATTTCTGGACGCGATTAAAGCCCGGTGCGGCGGTTGTGCTTATCATGACGCGCTGGCATGAAGAAGATATTGCTGGCTGGCTTTTAGATGAAGCTGAACACGGCGGCGAGAAGTGGGAAGTGTTAAGCCTTCCGATGGAAGCCGAAGAGAATGACGCTTTAGGCCGTGAGGTTGGCGAGATTCTCTGGAAGGAATGGTTCACGCCAGAAATGGTTGCCATTGCCAAGCGTGACGCACGGACGTGGACAAGCCTTTATCAGCAGCGCCCAAGCCCAGAAGCGGGTGACTTCTTCAAGCGCGAATGGATTAAGTGGTACGACGAAAAGCCTGAATATCTAAAGATGTATGGCGCTTCTGATTATGCCGTTTCTGATGGCAAGGGCGATTATACCGTTCATGGCGTGATAGGCGTTGATAAAGACGACAACATTTATCTGCTTGATTGGTGGCGCGGCCAGACTGATTCGATGGTTTGGGTTGAAATGCTCATGGATTTCATGGCGGCGCACAAGCCGCTTCAATGGGCAGAAGAATCCGGCGTGATTGCTAAGTCGATGGGCGGCTTGATTGAAAAGCGCCAAAAAGAAACTAAGAACTATTGCTATCGGATGAACCTTGCCTCGGTTGGTGACAAATCAACCCGCGCTCAGGGCATCCGTGGCCGCATGGCTGCTGGCAAGGTGTTCTTCCCCAAAGACGCGCATTGGACGACTGACCTAATCAACGAAATGATGAGCTTCCCCAACGCCAAGAACGACGATCAAGTTGACGTTCTGGGCATGTTTGGCCGGATGCTTGACCAGATCACAGGTGGCCGCAAGCCCACAAAGCAGCAGCCCCAAAACTTACAGAGATTTAGATGAGCATTGAAGCTTTCGTTAAAGACCTTGAAGCCTTGGTAAACAAGCACAAGGTGCGCCTTGGCGTGGCGTTAAACCATATCAACGTGGTGGATTCCGACAAGAAAACCCGCCTGGAGATCACAGACGAGATTGAGGTCTGGACTGGCTCACACAAAAGCCGAGCGCATGGCATCGGATCATTCATCAACATTCACCACGGCGAGTAAATGAGCAAAAAACCAGAGCAGATGGACGAGGATAAGCTAGGCGCTTTCCTCGACAACGAACTGCGTCAAACGATTGGCTTTGGTGAGCAGGGTGATGAGATCAGCGAAGAGTGTCTGCGAAATCTAGAATATTATCTGAACCGCCCTCTGGGTGATGAAGTTGACGGGCGTTCCAAACTTCAGGATTCATCGGTTCAGGATGTGGTTGAGGCTTTGCTCCCCGCATTGCTGGCTCCGTTTATTTCCTCCGATACTGTGGTTGAGTTCAAGCCCGTTGGCCAAGAGGATGAGGAACACGCAGAGAATGCCAGCGCCTATGCCAACCATATTTTCATGGTGGATAACGATGGCGTGCAGATTCAGTACACTTGGGTTAAAGACGCCCTTCTGCAAAAGAACGGCTTTGTATATGCCGACTGGACGATGCTTGACCGTACATCCCGCACGCAGATTAGTGTGAACTATAACGGCCTACAGCAGATCATCGAAGATAAAGAAGTTGAGATTCTACAGGTTGCCGCGTTTGACGGTATGGGTGCGCCCATTGATCCGGCGATGATTGAGGCCGGGCAGTTTGATCCCGAATCTGCCCAGTTTGAGTTAGACATCCGCCGCACATGGAAAGAAGGCCGCGTTAAGGTTCGCAATATCCCACCAGAATATCTGTTGGTTAGCAATACGGCGGTGACGGAAAACGATGCCCGATTGATTGGCTGGCAAGAGCAAGTCACGCTTAGCGATTTGCGCGAGGAAGGCTACCCAGAAGAAAAGCTGGAAAACATTGCTTTCTCCGATGGCCGCGAGTCAGACCAAGGCGGTGTGCGTTATGCGCGAGAGCAAGCGCAGGGCGGCACGTTGTCGGATAGCGGCGCGAGTGAATCCACAGATGAATCAACCCGCAAACTCTGGCGCACTGTTGTCTGGACGAAGGTTGACTTCGATGGTGATGGCAAGGCAGAGCTTCGCAAGATTGTGCGTGCTGGCGCTAAATTAACGGGTGGCAATATCCTGTTAAATGAAGAAGCGGATTGCGTACCGATTGTTAGCTTTACGGCAATCCCCATGCCTCACCAGTTGTTTGGCCGTTGCCCAGCAGATCAGACTGTTCCTATTCAGGATGGCAAGACCGCGATGTTACGCGCTGCCATGAATGGAACGTATAACACGATTGAGCCGCGCTTTGCTTATGTTGAATCCCTGTCCAACGAAGACACATGGGATGATTTGATGTTGCAGATTCCGGGTGCGCCTATTCGCATGGAAGCGCCGGGAGCCGTTCAGCAGATTGGTGATGCTCCTGACTTGGGCGCAACCTATCAGATGTTGGAATATTTCGACCGCATCCGTGAGGCTCGTACCCCGGTGACACGACAAGATCAGGGCGTTGATCCAAACGTATTGCAGGAAAAGACCGCACGAGAAGCGACCATTCAGGCAAACGCTTCCAGCCAGCGCAAAGAGCTGATCCTTCGCTTATATGCCGAGTCATTGGGCAAGCTGTTCAAGCTGATTCACAAAACCACGATTAAACACCAAGACAAGCCGCGGCAGATTCGCCTTCTCAATAAGTGGAAAGAGGTTGATCCGCGCTATTGGAACGCAGAGATGGACGTTTCTGTGTCCGTTGGCCTTGGAACTGGAACCAAAGACCAGCAGATGCAATCGCTAATGATGATTAACGGCATCCAGATGGGTGACTTGCAGGTGGGATTGCCCACTGTTGACCCCAGCAAGCTTTACAACACCCGCGCCAAGCTATGCGAATATAGCGGCCTTTCTTCGCCTGAATTGTATTTCAACGACCCAGACGATCAGCAGCAGCCACAACAACCCCCTGCCCCAAGCCCTGAGCAAATGCAAGCGCAGGAGCAACAGCAGAAGCAGGAAGCCGACCAGATCAATGCAGCCATTGAAAAGGCACGCGCCGAGGGTAAGCAGGAAGGCCAAGACCAAGTGAAGCTGATGGAGATTCAGAGCAAGGAACGCATGCACCAGACGGATGCCCGCCTTAAGGCTGGCGACCTTGCGATTAAAGATAAGCAGCTTAACCAACAACCAGTAGGTGGCAATGTCTGAACAGCAGGAAGCTATTTTGAACGCCCGTATTACTCGTGGCGCTGATGCTGCACGCCTATTGAGTGACCCACTATTGAAGCAAGCCCTCGATTCCATTGAGCGCGATATTCAAATCGCTGTATCTCGCTTGGCTCCATCCGACCATGCGGGGCGTGACGTGTTCTGGCGAGAGCTTGGGGCGCTGTCCTCGGTTAAGTCAAAGCTGCATGCCTACGTCGCCAGCGGGAGCGAAGCGAACAAAACGCTTCTCAACAAAATCACTTCAGCAGCAAAACAAATCGTAAGAGCATAAGGAAACATTATGACAGATACGGCAACCCAAGAATTATCACTTGGGCATGAAATGCTTGCGTCCGAAACCCCGGAACCAGCGGCAGAAATTCAAAGCGACCCAGCCAATCCTCAGTTGGACAACGCGGCGGAATCAACGGAACAACCTGAGAAGGATTCTGTTGAAATTGACGAGGTAGAAACCGAAGCCGAAGGCGATGAGCCGGAAGCTGACGCTGACACCGAAGCGCATGAGGAAATCGAAGCAACAGACGAATCTGCGGAACCTACTGGCCGTTACAATGTGACGCTTCCCGATGGGACAACCGAGAAAGTGCCGTTTAAAGAGCTTCGGGATGGTTATCTGCGACAAGCGGATTACTCGCGCAAAACCTCTGAACTTGCAGCGGAGCGTCAAAGCCTTGCAGCAAAAGAGGAGGCATTACGGCAGGAAACAATTAGCCGATTAACCGCGCTCCAAGAGCGTATTTCCACAACGCAACCGCTTCCACTCCTTCATCACCTGTTGAATGAGGCCGTTTCTATCGGTGACGAAGAAACAGCAAACCGTCTGCGTTTCCAGATTTTAGACTTGCGTGAAAAGGAGAAATCCGTCGCTAACGCACTTCGCTTGGAACGCGAACAGGAAGCATCGCAAAAAGAGAGCAAGACCAAAGCAGAAACTGAAAAGTTTATGGAAGGCGAGCGTAAAGCACTCGCTGACAAACTGCCTTGGGTGACGAAGCCTGAAGGCCAAAAGAAGTTTCAGGACGTCGTTTCTAAAGCTCTCAAGCATGTAGGCAAAGACCCAAAGAGCATCAAAAACCCAACGGCTGCTGATGCCCAACTCGCCTACTACGCAGGAAAATACCTCGAAATGGAAGCATCCAAACCACAGGTCGCAGCGGCGCTGAAAGGCAAAGCCGTGATGCCGAAACCGGGCGGACGCTCACAGGAAAGCGGCAAAGCAGCGAAGCTGGATTCTGCCCTACGTCAATTTGACAGCAACCCGAAGGGAACCGGCTCACTAGCCGCCCTTTTTAAAGCAACCGGAATTTAACATTTAAGGATTTTTAAGATGGCTATTGTAACGAATACCTATGAGACCAGTGGGGTTACCCACATCAAAGAACAAGTGCTTCAGAAGATGTACATGTTCGAGCGCGAAGAAACCCCGATCTTTTCTTCGGCTAAAAAGACCAAAGCAACCACCACGACCCCAGAATGGCTGAATGACACCCTTCGCGCTGCTGCATCGAATGCACTGGTGGAAGGTGGCGCTCTGACTGCTGCTGCTCGTATTGCGCCGACCAAAGCGAAAAACCACACGCAGATTTTGACGGAAACCATTTCGATTACCGGCACGAATCAGGCTGTGGAAAAGCATGGCGATTATTCAGACGAAAAAGCTTATCAGATGGAAAAAGCTACCCGTCAGGTTAAGCGTGATGCTGAATTCGCTATCACCCAGAACGTGGCTTCGGTTGCTACTGTATCCGACACGACTGCTGGTAAATTGGGCGGCATTGAAACTTGGGCAGCTACCAACGTTTCGCGCGGCGCTGGTGGTTCAAGCGGCGGCTACAACAGCGGCACTGGCCTGACTGTTGCGGCAACTGACGGAACCCAGCGCGTTTTCACCGAGCAGCTCTTGCTGGCCGTGATGAAAACTGGCTACGACAACGGCGCACGCTTCAACCAGATTCACACTGGTTCCTACAACAAGCTGCGTCTGTCGAGCTTCTCTGGTAACGCAACCCGCACCAGCGATGATGTGAAGTCGATCTCCAACACCATCACGGTGATTGAAAACGATTTTGGCAAAATCACTGCAATGATTAACCCGCAGCAGCGCACCCGCACTGCCATCCTGTACGACATGGATAGCATCGGCGTGATGAATCTGCGTCCGTTCTTCAAGAAGAAGCTGGCAACCTCCAATGACTCCGAACAGGAATCGCTGATTACTGAATTCACGACCCGCGTTGTGGAAAAAGGCATTGGCGTTATTGCTGATCTGACGACCGCAGACTAATCAATCAAAACCAATCTAGGGGGTGGGCTTAACGGCTCGCCCCCTTTCTATTTTAAGGAGAGTTCCTAAATGTCGATTCATTTAATCCCAAACGCTGATGGCAGCTCATCTTTCAAGGATGATGCTTCCGGTCGTGAGGTTCTTCGCCTCACTGCCAATAACGGCGCAAACCACGATCCCGCAACCTTCGTCCGAGTTTTAGACCACTTTGACGGTGATGTTATCTCCGACCAATGGAGTGCAGCACAGGGTACGGACGGACAGGGCGCGATTGCCGCTGTTGTTGCTGGTGAAGCTGGCGGCTGGGTTCGTCTGACTTGCGGCGATACCACTGTAGTTGCCGAGTCTCTGTCCTCTTTGACTCGTGGACTGAACTGGAAAGCAAACAAGGGCGGTCTTCACTTCAAAACCATCGTCCGCCCCCTAACCAGCGTTGCTAACGTGTCTTACTTTGTTGGCTTCACGGACGTTCTGGCAACCACCACGCTGGAAGATCCTATGAGCTTGTCCGGTACGACCCTGACGACCACTGCAACCGATGCTGTGGGCTTCTTGTTTGACACCGCTGCCGATAACGATACGTGGCACTGCCAAGGCGTGAAGAACGGCACCGATACGGCGTTGCTTAATACTGGTCTGGCTCCGGCTGCTGCAACTGAACAAGTCCTTGAAATCTTCTTGGATACGTCCGGCAACGCAACCTTCTTAATCAATGGTTCGGTTGTTGGAACCGTAGCAGCGGCAGTAACCGCGACTGTAGCCCTAACGCCCGTAATCACGGTTATGGCGCGTACCACCACCGTTAAATCGCTCGATGCAGACTTTGTTCTGGTTGAGTCACTTCGTTAATTAAAAAAGGAATAGTGCGATGGCAAATGTAAGCCTTGATAGCGCGATGCGAACGGCAGTCTTAGCTAAGGATGAACTTCACTACCCGCCCGACATCACAGACATGTCCTCCATGTCTTTTGTGGGCAAGGATATGTCGAAGATCGCCAAAGATAAGGTGATGAAGCACACGGATTTCTCTGATGCAGACCTTTCTGGTGCTGACTTCAAGGGGTTCAATCTTCAGGGCTGCATTTTCCGTCGCACTATCCTTAACGGAACCAACTTCGCAAACGCGGATTTGCGTTGGTCGATCATTGAACAGGTTGAGACTGATGAAGCCTCAAACTTTGATGGCGCTGACCTCCGCGAAGTTGTGAGGAACTAGCATGAGAGAAATCGGACGCAACAGCACCTATGCCATTGATAGGATTTTCTATCGGGATGAAACAACGGGTGAGATCATTTCTAAGGCGCTTGAACAGGATGTGTCCGCTGTTCTAAAGCGCAATCAAGAGATGGCGGCAGAGTTCCGACCCCACCAAAAGGGCGAGTGCCGCGTTGTCGCAGAGGTTCCCATGAGCCTCTACTACAAATGGCTGGTTGAGGAAGGTGTGCCAAGCTTTTGCGGTGAGGACGCCCTTGAAGGGCTGCTCATGAAGAAGCTGGCCGACCCCCAATATAAATACGTTTTAACGGTTCCCGAAGATTATAGGATTATGAAAAATGGCTAATCAAGGCAGACATGCGGGGCATCCCGTTAAATTCAGTGCTGGGAGCAACATTTCCCAAGCGGCAAATATCAGCGGCGAGACGATTGTGGGATTCGACATTCCCGTAGGCTTTGAGGGCGCGACCTGTACCCTTTTAGCGGCACGAACCCCAGACGGTGTTTTTCGTCCCGTTAAAGACTCAACAACTGGCAACGCAGTCACGATTTACACGGCGGCGGATACGATTCAGGTCGTGAACCCTGCATTGCTTGCCGGGCTTCAGTGCTTCAAGCTCCATAGCGCCAGCGCCGTAGTTTTAGATCGCACGATTCACGTCATCACGCGGCCTACAAACTAATGGCATTAGACACCTATACTGGGCTAAAGGCTGAGATTGCCTTATGGATGCACCGCAGCAATCTAACGGATGTGATTCCTTCGTTTATCGCACTAGCAGAATCGCGCATGAACAAAGTGCTGCGAGTTCGTGAGATGCTTTCAGAGGAAGAATTAGCGGCAACTTCGGGAAGCCCTGACGTTGCTTTGCCTTCTGGATTCTTGCAGCTTCGCTCAATCCGCACCGATTCAACGCAAAGCGGCTCGGCTTTAACGGCACGCCCTATTGCGGCGGTTCGTGACCTTGCCGCGACTTCTGGCACGCCTAAGTTCTTCGCCTATGCAGATACGGGCTTAATCGTTTACCCAACACCATCGGATGATATGGCGCTCTATGCGGAATGC